CAAAGCACGTCTTTTCGGGCAGCTGTCCTGACTGCGACAGATTTGTTGTGTCCTGCGACTATGGGACCGTCAATCCTTCGTCGTTCGGACTTTGGGGACACTGCGGCGGCACCTGGTACAGGCTTAAGGAGTATTACTACTCTTCAAGGGAGCATGGCATTGCTCGTACTGACGAGGAGCATTACAAGGGGCTTGTTCAGCTTATCGGCGGCAGGAAAATTGACTTTATTGTTGTCGACCCATCGGCAGCTTCCTTTATTGAGTGCATTAAGCGGCATGGGGAGTACTCCGCTATTCCTGCAAAAAATGACGTTGTTGCAGGAATTTGCAGGGTTGCCGACTGTCTTAATGAGGGCAGTATAATGTTCCACGAAAGCTGTGAGGACACTATTCGCGAATTTGCACTTTACCGCTGGGACGACAAGGAGGGCTGTGACGCTCCTATCAAGGAAAACGACCACGCTATGGACGATATCAGGTACTTTGTTACTGCTGTTCTGCACAGCGGTAACGGTGAGGACGATTTCTTTGTTATGAGTTTGGCTAGGGAATGAAAGGAGGTGCACAATGAAAAAAAGTATATTATCGGGACTTTTTCGCAAAAGTATTGCTCCTGATTCTGCGGTGAGTATTTCTCGCTTGTCACAGAATGGAGCCGACCTGCTTACCATTAACAACGCTTATGAGGGAACAGGTGAAAAAACGCTTTATGACAATCTTAGGTATGCTGTACCTGTTATTGATGCGGCTATATCAAAGATAATCCGGCTTACCGGCGGATTTCGTGTTCTTTGCGAGGACCAACGGTTTCAGCAGGAGCTTGACAGCTTCGTTTCTGGTGTCCCTGTAGGAATTTCGGGACAGTCGCTCCATAGCTTTATAAACGGTTATTTGGATAGCCTCTTAACCTATGGAAATGCTGTCGGTGAAATCCTTGTTGACAGGGAAACCATGCAGGTGTGCGGTCTTGCTAACGGTGATGTAAGCAGGATTGAAATTAAGGCAGGCGATGAACCGTATCATCGAGAGTATTTCTATGTAAAGGACAGCGGTGAAAGGTTTAAGCTTGAAAACCCTCAGCTTATTCTGTTTTCTGCGCTTAATCCGCCAGCAGGCTCTCCCTACGGCATTTCAGTTCTTAGGGGACTTCCCTGCATTTCGGCTGTGCTGATGAGGATTTATCAGTGCATTGGGCAGAACTTCGACAGGGTTGGAAATGTCCGCTATGCTGTTACCTACAAGCCGTCAGACAGCGCTGACAAGGCTTTTGCTAAGGAAAGGGCTGCTCTTATCGCAAAGGAATGGGCGGACGGAATCAATGCCTCAAGAGGCGGTGAGGTACGAGATTTTGTTGCTGTTGGCGACGTTGACATCAAGGTTATCGGTGCGGATAACCAGATTATCGATACGCAGATTCCTGTTCGTCAGCTCCTTGAACAGATTGTTGCAAAGCTTTCTGTTCCGCCGGTTCTATTGGGGCTTTCTTGGTCCTCAACCGAGAGAATGTCCTCCCAGCAGGCGGATATCATTACAAGCGAGCTGGAATTTTACCGCAGACTTCTTAACCCTGTTATAAAGCAGATTTGTACGGCTTTTCTTAGCCTTGCGGGCTGCTCGTCAAGCGTTTCCGTTGAGTGGGATAACATCAACCTGCAGGACGAGGTTGAGCTTGCACGGGCAAGGCTTTTGAATGCACAGGCAGCCGCTGTTGAACAGCAGCTAAACAATAACAACAATAATAATCAGGCTTAATGCCTTAAAAAGAAAGGAAATTTATTATGTATAATAATGTTAAACTTGAAAAGGGACTTTATAACCTTGCAGGCAAAACTTTTTCTCAGGCTCTTGCGGAGCTTGACCCGGACTCCAGCTATGACGGCGAGCTAAAGGCTCTTGATGCCTACGAAAGACAGCTGAAACGCTTTGATATCAAGGTTAAAGGCGTTAACTCCGATATGGTGGAAAAGTTCTTCCAGACTACTGAAAGCTCTGTACTTTTCCCCGAATTTGTACGACGTGCCGTTGCACAGGGGATTAACTCTCCTCTGCTCAATGAAATTGTTGCGGCACAGACAAATACCACTGCCTGCGACTGCCGCGGAATTGTCCTCAGCAACGGGGAAACACCCTATACTACCGCTGTAAGTGAGCTTGCTGAAATTCCTGAAAGCACTATTTCACTTGCTTCATCTCTTGTTAACCTCAAAAAGTTCGGCAGGGTTATTTCCGCTTCCTATGAGGCTGTAAGACAGCAGCGACTTGATGTTTTTGCTGTTGCACTTAAGGCTGTCGGCGCACAGATTGGCAAGGCTGTTGCAAAGCAGGGCATTGACACTCTTCTTGCGGGAGTTACTGCCTCATCTATGACGGGGGCAAGCTTCACATATTCCGAGCTTGCTGCTTTCTGGGGTGATTTCACCGACTTTGAGCTTACCACGCTTATCTGCTCGCCCGCAACAGCTGCTAAGATTCTTGCATTTGACGAGATGAACAAGGCTGTTTCAACCGGTGACAGCACTGTTATAAAAACTCCGTTTGGTGCTGTTATTGCAGTTTCCTCTGCTGTTCCGGACAACAGGCTTATCGGCAATGACAGAAGCTATGACCTTGAAATGATTAACGGCTCGGACATTGTTGTCGATACTGACAAGCTCATTTCACGTCAGATTGACAAGACGGCTGTTACTGTTACAACAGGCTTTTCAAAGATTGCTTCCGGTGCTATAAAGGTGCTTGCGATTGCGTAAAAACTTTATGGGGGCAGGTAAAACTGCCCCTGATTTCAAAAAGGAGGCTAATTATGGACAATATTAACAACGCTTTGCTTGAAAAGCTTAACAGGTTCACTCGACGTGAGCATACTGCCGACGAGGTATATATTTTCTCGGTTACGCTCTGCGACAACGACATTGACAGGGATTTTGAACGCTTTTCCCTTGAGGCCTTAAACGATATGAAAACGCTTTTTATCGGCAGAACAGGAATCTTTGACCACAACGCGAAGGGGATTAACCAGACTGCACGAATCTTTGATACTGAGCTTGTTACCGATTCAAGCCGTAAAAACGCTCTTGGTGAGGAATATGTCAGCCTGAAGGGCTATGCCTACATGATTAGAACGGATTCAAACGCTGACCTTATCCGTGAAATTGACGGCGGTATCAAGAAGGAGGTTTCTGTTTCCTGTGCCGTTAAAAGCCAGATTTGCTCTGTCTGCGGTGCGGATATCAAGAAAAAGCCATGCTGTCATATCAAGGGTAAGGAGTATGGCGGAAAAACCTGTTTTGTTACTCTTGACGGGGTTTCAGATGCATACGAATGGTCATTTGTTGCTGTCCCTGCACAGAAAAATGCAGGAGTGACAAAGTATTTCAGCGGACAGGCTCTTTCCGAAAATTCCGCTAAGTCTTATGAGGAAAAGCTTGCTGAAAAAAATGCTGTAATTGACTTGTGTCGCGAGGATATCTGCTCCGAGATTACAAGGCTTGCTTTTCTTGCTGGCTCCGACTTTTCTCCTGAAACGTTTAAAATGCTTACCGACAGAATGACGCTTGCAGAGCTTATTGCTCTTAAAAAACAGTTCCGATGCTCGGCTAAAGGCTTCAGCCCAAAGCCTATGCTGTATGAGGATAAGCGCGAGGCTGAAAAGGCTGTCGGCAGCTATCGGATTTAAGGTTATTAGCGTGAAAATTTACTTTTCATGCAGCTATTTGCTCTTTTTCTGCAAAAGCAGAACAAATAGCAGAAAGGAATAGTTATTAAAATGAATACAGAAACTGTTTTATCACTTTTTACGTTGTTTTCGGGAGTAAAAAGCCCTGTTGATTATTCTGCTGTTACGGAGCTTGCTATCGGCGAGGTTGGAAGAATGCTTCGTTCTGACGCTGATTCCTCCGATGAAAGGCTATGCTATCTTGCTGCTGCTCTCGCTGCAAAGCGTACTGCCGAAATTCTTTCTATTCGGGAGAAAACTGCTCTCACACAAAACGGTGCCGTTTCCCTCTCTGAGGACTTTTCAAAGCGGCTTAAAAATGCGGAGGAGTTTTTTCTCCAGATGAAGGCTGTCTGGGATTGCGCTGCCGCGCCTGGAGGAAAAACTGTGCAGTTAGCCGACTACATGGAAAACACAGGCGCCATAGTAGCCATAGACATCAACAAACGACGCTTAACAGCGCTGACAAACCACTTAGAACGCTGCCACGTAACCAACACAGTACT